GGGGTGGTAAACGAAGGGGAAGTCGCAAGAGCAATGCCACCAGAACCCGTGACATTCTGGCCTAGAGCGGTTGCTACGCCCGTGCCAAGAGAGGTTATACCGGTACCACCATTGCCTGCAGGAAGGGTGCCTGTAACAGCGTCTGTGGAAGCTAAATTAACAGCACCAAATGCTAACGCTGTCCCAGATCTGCGAAGAACCTGGTTGTCTGTCCCGGCTGCAATACTGGCAACATCAGCAGCAGAGTTTCCAGTGACACCTAATACCGATAACGCAGAGCCTTGCGTCAGGTTTGCAAACCCTAACCGAGAAGCGGTAGCAGGGACAATATTTGACCCATCTACATAGACTGACCGCTCTGCGGGGTAGGTACAGAAGACATCCTTGGGGTTGCCAGCAAAATTAACCGCTGTACCCCCATCGCTAGACTCTAAAATCGTGTCCCGAGAAAGCGTGGTTCCAGAGGATGTATAGGTTCCAATGCCTACTTCCCATTCACCGGTTATAGAGTCTGCAATGACGTAATAGGTGGTGTTGGTATCACCGATCACAGCAAAGCTTTGGAAACCAGCAACCGCACCACTGAGCGTGATTGTTCCGGTACCAGCAGTAAAGCTTGTTTCACGAACCCGGTCTTTTAATACTAACGCCATGATCTTTTCCCTTTACGATTCGGTAGGCACTGTCGCCCAATTTGTTGTTTCGGACGTGTTGATGGTGCTCCACGTATTGCCGCTGATTACGATTGAAGTATCTCCACCAATAGCTGTCAATGGTCCAGAAGAAAAGCTACCTTGAGAAAAAGCACCACCGGGGGCAGCAATAACAACCAACTGAGCATTTGAGATTGTCTGCCAGTCCGTAGTTTCAAATGTGTTTATTGTCTCCCAAAGTATCCGAGAAATAAAGGCGTCTGCTGCCTCTACGCTTTCCTGTATCTGAGTAAAGAAATCGACAGAAGTGAAAGAGGACTCAGACACATTGGCGTCTTCAGACACAATCGCATTAAATATAGACCCAGCAGGATCTACTGATTCTGAAGCCTGAGAACCTTCTGTTACCCCATTTATAAAGTCAACATTCGATGACAGAAGATCTTGTGCTGTTGTTATTTCAGAAGCTACCGCGTTGAATGTATTTCCAGCGGTAGTATTTGATTCACTTGCTGTCGATGTTTCAGCAGTTGTTGCGTTAAATACGCTAGATGCAACTATGGACTGCTCAGAAACCGATGCTGATTCTGAAATACCGTTAACAAAATCGACACTGACTGCTGTAGCCTCAGAAGCATTGACCGTCTCGGAAATGCTGTTAACAAAGTCAACCTGTGCAGACTGTGATTCCTGAACTGTTACCGTCTCAGAAAGAGTTGCGTTAAATACAGACGCTGCGACAACTGTTACATCGTTGGCTGTACTTGTTTCTGATAAATCAGCGTTAAAAACTGAAGAAGCAACGACAGTGACATCTGCAGCGTCAGCTTCCTCTGTTAAAGCACAAACATAAAGACTACCCCCAGCCGCAGCGAAAGGCTCAACCGCAAAGGGGGCGCCAGCAAACATTACGCCTCAACAAGCTGATCTTCCCGAAACCAACGGGATTGTAGTGTGCCTTTGTCGTCAGTCCAGCTAATGAGGTAGTAAAACTCCCCGTCTTCAGTCATGCGAAGCTTTTCAACCGGACCCTGCGGAATAACAGCCTTAACCTTTACTTCTTGGCCTTTTGTGAACTTGGTAGCCATTTATGCCTCCTTAGGCCGCATCTAGGTTGAAGGTATACGTTACATTCAATGTATCGGTCGCAACCACTACACGATCACCTGGGGTAGTAAAGTTAGAGACAGAGAACAACTCATCTGCCGTGCCTGTAGCCGCATTGGTCAGAAAAGCACCTGCAACCGTTCCACCGCCACCAGAGATAGTGAACTGCACCGGGGTTGTGTTTGTAGCTACAGACGGATCTGCCAGGGTTATCGAGTCAAAGGTAATAGCCTTACGGTTGCCTGTGTAGTTAGTAAACTCTGTCCAACCAGTATGGGAAGCCAGCGTATCTCCAGCGGCATAGGTATTACCAGACCCAGGGCCAGTGACAAGCCCAAGATACCAAGTAGCGTTGTAAGAAACGCCTGCGAAGAAGATCGTATTCATGTACTGCAGACCCTCGTTAACCACGAGGTTATGGCAGGATTCTTCCCATTTCAGGTTGCCGTCTTTGTCAAAGCACTGGACATGAAACACACCACCGCCTTTGGCACCCTCGCCAAGACGCTTATTTACCTGTTGCTGGGCCTTTGCTTGATCGCTGCCCGAAGCTTTTTCCTTAAACATAATTTGCTCCTAAGAAAGTCTGATTAGTGCGTCTGTAGCGGTTGCTACCGGAAATGTAACCTGAAACGAGGTTGTGGAAGTCTTATCCGAACCAAAGTCTAGTACGCATACTGCACCTCCACCAACCTTATAAATCAATGCTCCACGGGCTGTGAAAGCAGCAGGCACGGTGACATTGGAGAAGGTAACAAAGGATGTACCACCTGACGCTGAAGTTCCACCGATACCTTTTGTGGGAGTAACAATAGGACCACCGGCTGTGTACCCAGAAGCAACAACCTCTCCCGTTGTGGTGTAGGCGGCAGTCTCTGCATTTAATGTCGCTTCATTAGTGTAGAGAGCAATTCTGTATATATCTGCTGTCCCTGGGCCAAAGTCAAAATCCCCATCAAGGGCACCAGAAAGAAAGGAATTGCAAACATAGTTTCCAGTAAACGCCATTTATGCCACCGGATACCTTACTTGCCCATTGCGGTACGCATCTTGTCTTTCAAGTCCGTCACCCAGGCGTTTAGCCAAAGACAAAGCCTCATCATAGCGTTTCTGATACCCCGCAATAACATCTGGCTCCCCTTTCATAAATGTGTAGGCTTCAAGCAGAGTTCCATACAACAGAACCGAGTCAAAGTTATCACTAAGCCATGTAGCACCAGCAGTCACAATCGATTCTGGGTAATAGTAGTAATGAAGCTCTATTCCGTAGTTTGTGTCTGGTGTTGGGCCTAATATAAACGAAAGCTCGTTGGTAATAATTGGAGGAGCATCATTTGTCGTTGTTGGGCCAAACAGTGCGTAATAACGAGGAGCACCGGTATCAGTTGGTCTTGGATACGCTGCCCGAATGAAGTTCACATCTTTGTTAAGAAGATACTCATACTCTCCGTTAGAAAGAATAGCTGCCATAGAATAGACCGCTAAAAAATCTCCAGGAGCAGAAAGGTACTTATTATTAGGGGTAGCAATCCCCGTTACGTTCTTACGCAGTGATGGGAACTGAACGCTGTTGTAAATCCGTTCTTCAGCTTGGGTAATGAAGGTGTCAATTTGCTGTTTAGACGTAAAGTTTGTAGGCGTAGCTGTAGGGTTCCCAAACTCTGTGTTTGGGAAATCATTTTCACAATACCCTTTTACGGTCTGAAAAAGCTGTTGATAATTCATTAACCCATCTTCCCGCTGGTCTTACGACCTTTGATAGCCGCACCATACCCCCGCATCTCACCAACCCCATAAGGATTGATAGGCGGCTCAAACCGGTTGATGTTACCCAAGCCGACATACTCAAGGGCCGTGGCGTGTTTAAAAAGGGTGGTTGGATAAAGTCAGCTATCAAGAAGCCTGGTGCTCTGCGTTCGTCTCTTGGTGTCAAGAAGGGCGAGAAGATCCCTGCTGGCAAGTTGGCTGCTGCCGCTAAGAAGCCGGGGAAGATGGGTCAGAGAGCGCGGTTAGCGCAGACATTAAAGGGGTTTAAGAAGTGACAACTTCCGGTACAGCGTCGTTTAACCTCGACCTCAATGACCTTGTAGAAGAGGCTTTTGAGCGTTGTGGTGCGGAGTTGCGTACCGGTTACGACTTGCGTACGGCGCGGCGTAGCTTGAACCTTTTATTCGCCGACTGGGCAAACCGAGGCATCAATCTCTGGACAGTCGAGCAAGGTGAGATAAATTTGGTGCAAGGGCAGGCCACCTACCCACTGCCTGTGGATACCGTAGATCTTTTAGAGCATGTAATTCGTACGCAGGCAGGGAACACCGCTAACCAAGCAGACCTGACTATCACGCGTATCAGCGTCTCGACCTACGCAACGATCCCCAACAAGCTTACGCAAGGCAGGCCGATACAGGTCTGGATAAACCGGCAAAGCGGTGCTACGACCCCTACAGGCGTCAATGCGCCGAATATCAATGTCTGGCCTACTCCCGATAATGCACAGCCCTACAAATTCGTTTACTGGCGTATGCGGCGTATCCAAGATGCAGGCGGTGGCGGCACCCACACTCAAGACATACCGTTTCGTTTTCTCAACTGCTTAACCGCAGGGTTGGCGTACTATCTCGCCTTAAAAATTCCTTCAGCCTACAACCGTCTTGTTGATTTAAAAGCCATGTATGACGAAGCATGGGAGTTGGCGGCAGGTGAAGATCGAGAAAAAGCACCAGATCGTTTGGTACCTAGACGGATGTTCATAACTTAATATGGGTAACAGATTTGCTTCCGGTCGAATCGCGATTGCTTCGTGTGATCGTTGTGGGTTTCAGTATCAACTGAAAGAACTACAGACACTTGTTATCAAGACGAAAAACGTGAATTTACTGGTATGTAAAGAGTGTTGGGAACCAGATCAGCCTCAGTTGCAGCTTGGAATGTACCCGGTTAGCGACCCGCAAGGGTTGCGGAATCCACGCCCTGATACCACTTATATTACGGCTGGTACAACTGGACTACAGATTGATTCTGGCAGTGGGCCTTTAGGTAGTGGTGACCCATCTGGGGGTAGTAGAATA